GATTTATTTTTGGCTCAAACTCATGTGGCACACGGCCCATGAATGTTGCATATTGTGCGTTGGCGTGCAACGGTTCCAACTTCAGTGGACCTTGGTACCCACCTTCTTCTGCTAGCTCTCTACGCACACATTGTTCTAGAGTCTCGCTTGGTTCACGTCCACCTCCCCAGGTTGACCACACGCCAGGATCACTCACAGTGTCTGATCTCTGTTGCAAACACCAGCGGCCAGTGTCTTCTGCAACTATTACGCATCCAGCAGCTTGAGGTTCAGCAGATTCGTTCACACTAGGATCCCATTGCATGCTTTTACTGCCTTTAATACTAGGAGTAAAGCCCTGGCTCTTGTAAAACTTGGTTAGTTTACTTTGACTTACTTGTCCTTTATCCCAGGGAAATAATGTCAGTGCAATACCGTCTTCCCTAGCCATTGCTTGTAATTCTTTCATAGCTCGACTGCCTACGCCTGCACGTAACGGGTATGCTTGGAACCATTTGACTTCAACTGCACCACGTTTGCTGAAACTTGGAACAAGTTCAAACATAGCAAACTGTTGGTCGTCACCTGAACCCCAGACCATGACGTGATTGTTTTGCATAGTGTGCGGGTACTTGGCATAGACTTTTTCAATCCATGCTTGTGCCGCATTGTTGTTGCCCAGTTTCAGTCTGGTTGGGCCATTATCTTCTGTTACGAACTCTTGTGCTCTCATTGAGTTATCTCATTACTGGCAGGACTTCAACATCTACGCCTTCAACTGGTGTTAATGTTCCTTGACGTATTTGTTGTAGAATCCAATTTTGCCCAACTCTATTAGCATCGCCTTGATTATTACCAACACCGGAGAAGCGATAGACTTCTTCACCATCAACCATTACTCGCCACTCGCCTGTGAATGTTTGCTGATCTTGACCGGGACGAGTTAAAGTTTGTGGTGCAAATGGAATATCTAATTCAACATCTTGTACTCCGGGAATTGGAGTGGATGTGTATTGGTATTGACCTGGACCAGTTGGGCTCAGCGGGTTCGTATCTGTTTGAGTGTTGGTCACACCCGGTCCACGCCGCATGCCAAATGTTCTTATAGCATCCTGAGTGTTCAATCTATGCGGGCCGTGCGCACGATAATCATCTAGGCGAATCTGAGCTTCGTCATCGTTACGATGCTGTGTGGTGTCTACCACTTCACCAGTTTCTCTATTATAAATTTCGTAATTGATATTGGTGTCCGCACCTTGTTGTGCCGCTCGTTGACGTTGTAGATCTAGTGTACTTCCTGGAATAGGTTCAGCTGGCTCAATCTCACGAACTTCAATATCACTTCGCATGTTGGGACGTGCGGCACGTTGTTGTTCTATCCATTGTTCTGCGGCACTACGAGTTGGGAATCTATAGAATGGTGGTGTTTCGTTTCTTGAGTATGAACCAGGTTGATTGGCAAAGCGATTAGAATTGTTTATCCATATACCCCAGTTGCCTTGATCTGTTGATACAGCAGGCTGTTGTGCTTGGGGTTGCCCAAGGCGTTGGGTAGGATCTTGTGCATACCCCCACTGTCCGCCAGGATTGGCAGCAATCCATTGGCGTAATACATTAAATGCATCATTGCTGTCTGCGGCCGCATAGCGATATACTGGTGTATCCCGATCTCCTGCATCAATAATAATCCACCTGCCATCAGGATTGCTAGGACGACCGTTTAGTGTTGGACCTGCTGCCTCAGGTGTTTGGGGTTCTTGATAAGGACGAAGAGGAGTAGCAGTCATGTCCTGAGCATTGGCCCAGTCTGGATATTCTTTTTTGCCTTTTTCAATAGCTTCTTGTTTACTACTGGCCACAACTTCTGCACTGGCACCGTAGCCAGGACGACCCACACGCCACCACATTTTGCCAGCGATTTTGCCTTTATCTACATCGCGAGCCAACTGCTTTTGTCGCACTTGACGAATCAAGGCAGCTTTGTCCAGCTCACCTGCTGAGTAGTTGGCAAACAGTTGTAGCACATCTGGACCGCCCTTTTCTTGACTGCTTTCCAACAGCTTGTACAGCTTCTTCAAATATTCTTGACGATAAGCTTTGGGATCAATGGCAGCTGACAGCGCCACAGTAAATCGCAACAGGGTGTTTTCAATTTTGTCAAAGTTGGCATCCAACCAATCGCCACCTGGGCTACGGAATTCAATATAGCCTGTCTTGGTGTTGATTGATGTGTACTTGTCTGTGGTGCCTGAGTGGATGGCCTTGGTAGCAATGTCCTCCATGTGTTCACGCATTTTGTCCATGACCTGCGGAGCAATATCAGGATTTCTTTGCAACATGGTTTTGATCTTGCCAATAGCTGATTTAGCATAGGTGTTGCCCGATCGGCCAAACAGTTCTAGCACATATTCATCGCCCATGAGCAGGGCCAGTTTAACATAGTCCAGCTTGGCCAGTGTGTATTTGGGCACACTAATGTTGATGTGTAGGCCAGTTGAATCGTTGGTGTAGCAACCTTCTCGTTTGGCCCAGGCTTTGACCTTGTTTAGGTCACTAATCATTTCATCTATGGGCATGGGTGGACTCACAAATTCTAGTCCACCATCTCCAGGATTGTCACCCTCCAAACTGCCATCAGGCTCTACCACATAGTGTCCAGCTTCGCGTCGTCCGCCATGATACTGGCGACTGGCATTTACAGGCTTGCCAATAGAGTTACTAAAATCATCAGCCACTTGATCAATATCCATTTCGCCATCACTTTGACCATCATTGATGTTGTAGTAGTGTGGCCAATTGATATCAAAGTTGCTTTGAATATCAGTCATGTTGGAATATGTGTCATCCAAGAAACTGCGTTCGTCGTATTCTTCTCGTTGTTCTTCTGCAAACGTTTCAAATGCGTCATTATGGATACGGCCTCGATCTTCAAATGCTTCTAGCACAAATTGTTCTTGTAATTCATCAAGTCTGGCACTGAGCAATTGAGAGAAGTCTTCGCTCTCTGGTGGCAACTCGGGATTGGCACTGATAACTTCATCACGTGCTTGCAGCAAGGCTTGATCACGATCAAACAAGTTGTTGACCTCAACAAAGTCTCGTATGTGATCTACTCCTTCACGTTCCCAATCCTCAGAAATTTTTTCCTGCATCCACTCTTCGTATTCATTGCTCAACTCTTCCATTAAACTGTCTACATCGCGACGACTGTTGTAGTCACCGTCATGGAAAAAGTCTCGAATGGCACTGAAACTTCTAGTACGCTGATCCTGATCCCAGTCGGGTTCGTACTCAGGATCTAGCTCTTCGGATTCAATGTTGGGCACAATCATTTCAAATTCCATGCCAGCTATAGCACCAGTCTTGGCAGCTTCGGCTCGCAGGTTCTTGTCGGTCATTTTGATTTCGCCTAGAAATTCATCCTCTAGGAGAGCAAACTCTCGACGCAGGCTTTCTACTAGGCCATTGGTCTTGGCCAATTGTGGCTGACCTTGTGCATTGGTCCTCAACGCCATCTTGTTGGCATTCTTGCCTGTTGCGCCTGGACGAACATCTGGACTTAGGGCCATTACAAAACGTGGATCGTTCTTTTCTGCGTCAGTGGGAATGTAACCTGATGCTTCCGCAATGTCTTCACGTTGATACTGATTGCCAGTCCAAGGTTGTTGCTGTGGCTGTTGCTGCTGTTGTCGGCGTTGTTGCAGTTGCCACACACGACTCAAATTCTGTGCACCAGGATCCCCTTGAGTAGCACGAATGTAGTTCTTGACTTCTTGATTGATTTCTTCTTCGGCACCGGCACGAGTTAAATTGTGTTTGAGCGAGTGAATGGTTCTGGCAATGTTCAAAATCTGCATGGTGCTCAGTTGACCTTGCTGTTGCACCTGCTGTTGTTGATCCTGCGGCAAATATTGTTGTGCCTGTGCAGGAGTCATGGCCATGGCAGTAGCCAGCGCAATCGCTGCTCCTGCATTCTTGATCATGCCTTCTTCCAGCGGTCGGAAATCAAAGTATTCAGGGTGTGCGTCTGCAAAGTGTCGCATGAACTCACCTGCACGAGCATTGGCTTCGTTTTCAAAATCGCTGCCAGTGTCTCCACCGTTGTCAGGAATGCCAGTGGTCTGTTGCTGGTGTGCGTGTGTGAGTTCGTGTGCCAGAGTGCGCAACACATCCACAATGTGGCGACCATGTAGACTCAGTGTGAGTTGATTGAGGTCAGGCACATATTGCCCAAAACTGCCATTTTGTTCTGCCCAGTCAGGTCGGCGCTTGATGATAATCCGGGGCATTTTGGCAAGACCCAGTTCGCCACTCACATACTGTGCAAAATTCTTTAAGATGTCAATGTCTTTGGCAGAACCTTGTTCCAAAAACATCTTGGTACTGGGACTAACTCCATCCGGTGTCACGGACACTTCACGGATGCTTTCGCCACCACCACCATCTCCACCGCCTTCACTGTCGCCAAATGAGAAGCCGGGCATCCAGTAACCGCCGTAGCCATAACGAACCTTGTTTTTCTTTTTCTTGCGTTCATTCAGACTCAGCTCAAGGTCACGAGCAGCAGTTTTAGCATCATACAACTTCTTGATCCAACCCTGTGATCGCAGCATCTTGTAGGCCAAATTCTCAGGACCCATTTCACCGTTGGATGCCAGGCCTGCTGTACGCATTTTTTTGATCTTTGCTGCCATAGCAGAAATCTGTTCATGGTCTTTGCTGTCTACAGCAGATTGTATTCTGTGTTTGATGTCTGCATACTTGCTGCGTACAGCATCATCATCGATGGTACTGCGTCTGCGTTTGGGAATGTTGATCCAGTCATCCTGCACAATGCTGTACACGCCTTGACTCACAGGAGGTTGATTGGCATTTTCCACGTACAACTCTACATCATAGCCACCAATGGTGATGTTGTGTTCGGCGTTGTACTGGTATTTTTTAGCGTCAAACAGCTCGCGATACACATCGCTGACGTCTGCTTGAGGAATGTCTACCACAAGATGCAGATCAATGTCTGAGTGTGGGGTATAGGTAAATCCTGCGTTGGATCCTGATACTGTGATGTCTTTGACTTCAAGATCAGTTAGTCCCAGGCTTTGTTTAAAGTCGGCAGCAATCTCCAACAGCTTCTCACGCACCTCAGGTCGCATGTGCTGTTTGTGCCACAAACGGGGGTTCAAATTTTGGTTGAACTTGACGGCGTCGTCAAGGCTATAGGAATCTAACTCAGCGGTATTCATGAGTGTATTTACCGCTGAGTCGGAATGTGTTATTTCTTGCTAGAGGCCAACACTTCAGTTTCCATAGCAGGAGCAGGCTGTGCAGCCAGTTCGTGCGGTGTTTCAGCAGCAGTCAACACAGGAGCAGTGGTCACTGTGCCTGTGGGATTGAACATTTCTGCTAGATCCTTGTAGAGCTTTTCGTGTGTGCCATAGTCAAATGTGTATGTGCCCACGTGTTTCAGCAACACACGCTTGTCTACCCATACTTGACCACCAATGTCACGCCAGTTTTCGCAGAATGTCCAGTCTTCACTGTAGTAGCGGCCTTCGCGCACAGCAGTGTCAAAGTAGGTCTTCATGTACTGATTCAGTGCAGGATCCAGACCAATGTCATTGGTAAATGGGCGCACAGCAGGATGTGCATTGAGCTTGTCAAATACATCACGCTTGATCAACAAGAAGCCTGTGCCTGTTTTGGTAACTTCAATCAGGCTGGATTCGGGATCTTCTACTTGTCCAGGAATGCCATTGACACACCATTTTACAGGCAAGCTCTTCATGGGGTACAAGCCGCCCACAACATCCTTGTCTGCGTTCAGCAGGGCCAACAGGTGCCATGGCTCCCAGCCGATGTCTGCGTCAATAAACATCAGGTGTGTTGAACCTTCAGTGTGTAAAAACTTGGCACTGAGCGTGTTACGAGCTCTTGAAATCAAGCTTTCGTTGGTCATGGTTTCCACAGTCCAATCAATGCCCAATTGGCGGCATGTGTTGGCCCATTTAACAAAGCTCATGAAAGTTTGTTCAGTCAACATACCACCATAACAGGGCATGCAGATGTGTACACGAGAATGATACGGCGACCACCG